ACACCAGTGACGTATGGGCAGAATACTACACCACAGTCGGATACGCCGGTACCCTTATAGGCGAGCAATACTTCACCATTATCAACACCAGTGAAAGCGTTTACAGCATAGTTATCACGGTAGACCTTGATAGAACCATTCAATGTACCAATTTCAGGTGTAGCGGTAGAGCCATTAACTTCACCGGTAACCTTATTGAAGAATGGAGCAGCTTGCTGGAGAACAGAAGCCATATCAGGAGAAACTACAGCGATGTTAGCAGCAGCTCTACGAGTAGCAGTTGCTATATCGTTAGCAGTCTTAACAATGATACCTACGATACGAGAGTATCTTTCCTGAGACCATCTACCAATCATTCCGTCAGCAACATCGTCTTTGTTGCCAGCCTTACATACGATTGGCTTACAGATAGACTTACAACGAGCAATTGTTTCACGGTCAATTTCAGCAGTCATTTCGTACTGAAGAACATTAACCATTTCCTGCATCATTTCAACACCCTGCATTCTCTTAATGTCTTCAGCAGATTCAAGAGAGAAGGAAGCAGCAAGTTTACGAGTCTTGGCAACGATGGACTGACGAGAGAACATCAAACCAAGTTCAGGAATCTTACCACGCAAACCAGTTTCAAATGTGTTAGCAACTTGTTCCTTGCCGTATTCACCTGTAATCTTCCAAGCTTCAGCAGATTGTGTATCAACACCAGTACCTGCGTCTGGAGCACCACTTGTGTTAGCAGTAGAACCAGAGAAACCTGAATATTCAGGAACAGCCTTCCATGCGGCTTCAACCAACTTACTTGGGTCAGCAGCATCTTTATAAACATAACGAAGAGCAAATGCCAAACCAACTGGACCAGAGAGTGGCTGGACACCAACTAGAACGTTAGCAAACAACTGTGGGAATACACGGCGGACAAGAGCCAAAGAAATTGGAGCAAAGACAGCCTTACTGTCACCACCGTGAGGGATACCCTGGTCAGCACCAAGTGGAGCACCTACACCCATTGTGAAGTCTTCGTTCAAAGCGGAGCCAACATCCTGACGGATTTGGTTTTCCATAAGCTTCTTCATGTTTTCACGAATATACTTATCTTTAATACCATTGATTGATAGCTTTTCTTGACCCTGAGTAGCCAAGTTTTCTACCAATGTGTTTTTAATTGTATTCATTTTTGATTCTCCTATATAAATGAGTTTTTGTTTATATATTGTATTTATAATTTTTTTATTTGAAAATTTGTATGTTAATCTTCTTCCATATATCTAGCGGCTTCGTCTAGGAAACGGTTAGATGATGGAGTCTGCTTTCTGTATTTTTCAGTTATTAAATCATCACGTTCAATAGCCTGTTCTGTTTTAGCAGCACGGGATACTGGGCGAGACTTCTTTTCAAACAAATTAGCACGATTGTTACGCATATTGATAGATTGTTCAGTAATCATTTCAACATAGTCATCAATGTCTTTCTTTGTTTCGGAAAGTGATTTGCTTTCAAAGAACTTTTGAACGCGGGCCTTTTGGGTAGCATCCAATCCATAGGTCTTTTCAGCGATAGTAGCCTTCTTGGTTGAATCTTCTACAAGATCAATCAAACGCATATTTTCAGCAAGCTGCTTTTTCAATGACTTTTCCAATTCAGCGTTTTCAGCTTTAGCTTCACGCAATTTCTTGGAACCAGTCAAATCCATAGGAACATACTGTTCTTCAAAATGGTGTTGAATGCCTTAAATGATAGGAGCGTATGTTTCTGTCATAGCAGTCTTGTTAATAAGCTTTTCACTAATCTTTTCGGAGATGTTATATTCAAGGTACTTGTCTAAACCAGTAATAACTTTTTCTTCAAGTGCTTCAAGTTCCTTACCATACTTTTCTGTGAATTTTTCATCAAAATATTCGTAGATATATTGTTCAGCGGCTTCTTCCAACTTCTTACATTGGGTATCAAGCTTCTCCTGAGCCTTTTCGGTGATTTTGGCACAGCGTTCTTCACAATACTGGTTGGCGAGATTTTCCAATTCAACGGTTTTCTTTTCAACCTCTTCTTTGATTTTTTGATTACAAAATTCATCAGCTTT